TGGAATCCGTGGAGTAAGGTGGCCGTCGCCGCGCGACGCTGCTATATTCACAGCGTCGGCGGCGAACGGCTTACGCTAATCTGCGGGTCGGATGCCACACGACTACCTCCTTGGGCCTTGCCCGGCTTGAGTGCGACGGATTTGAGCGGACCCGGCCAGGATCGACGCTCATCTCCAGGGGAACCAAAATAATGGGCGGGGAGCAGTCCAGCAGTACGCGCCACTTCACTGGCTAGCCGGGCCGCCCCCTAGGCGGGAGTCAACTGTAGGGACCTTCGCTCGCGGCTGGGGTGTACTGGTTGACAGCGTCGGCGCTTACTCAGCGGCCCGGCAAGAAGCGGTGAGGTGCACAGCCTCCTCTAGCTCTACCACCGACAAAACGCAGCGGGCGGGGATCACCATGACCCCGCCCGCTTGCATGTCGTCGTCGCAGTCAATGTCACCCATAGTCTGCGCGATCACCTTGGCGTCAGCGCCGTCTCTCAGGAGCCACCCGACCGTCACGCACTGGACGGGTGTGCACTCCGGTAACTCCGACAACCTCGTCCATGCCGAGATTGGCTGACGGCTGTCCTCCCAGGTGATCATGACGAGAGGGCAACCCGCCGGACTACCAGTAGATATGATGCCTTTATCATCGTCCATGGCGCTTTGGCTACTCAATGCCGGACCGCAGCTGCTCCACTGCCGCATTTCTCATGATTGGCCTCCTATCGTTTCTTTGGCTTCGATTTGCCCGCCCGGCCGCTCGGCCCGAACCGATTGCCGATGCTCTGCGGATTGCGCAGCCGCGCCAGCTCGACCAGCCCTGCCGCTCGCGCGTCCTCGCGTATCGCTGCCAGCGCATCCGCATTGGTGGCGTGCCGCGTGGAGTGCCAGTGCCGCTCGATAATCTCCCGGCCGGCCTCGGCCCATCCCTGCGGCGGGCGCCCTACGTCGCCACGGCGGTGTGCGGCTACAGCGTCCGCGATCATCGTATCACGATCGCGCGGCAGAGACGTGCGGCGGCCCGTGCCGATCTCGACCACATCCACAACTCCGGCGGTCTCGACCTCGTGGAGCGCGCGGACCAAAGCATGATGCGGCGTCTCCCGTGGCCTGGGAGCGATGAGCGTGCGTAATGTCGTGACTGCCAGCACGTCGCCGGGCCGCAACTTTTTCAGCAGATAGGCCCAATCCTCCGGCTTCCGCTGGCCGACGCGGCGCCCATCCACGACGATCATGCTGGCCGGTACGCCATGGGCAAGGTGCGCCGCCACTTGCGCGTCGTCGCTGGTCCGGCCGACGTGGCGGACCCAAGAGACAATTGTTCGGGGCTTCGGTCTGTGCATAATTTTTATGTAGCACTGATTTCATTTGCGCGCAACGCAAATCGGTGCTAGTGTCCACAGCATCAACCGGCGCCTCGCGGCAATCAGGGGCGGAGACAGACCATGGCCACTATCAAGACCATCGACGCCAGCAAGACCATCGACGGCAAGCCCCTTCTGATCGCGGTTAGCGATGCAGGCCGCATCATGTTAGATGGCAAAGACACTCACATCCGTCCGATCGTGCGCGGCGAGGCATACTACGTGACGCCGCCATTGGCCGGCATGCCGAGCGGTCTCGCGGGCTGGATTTGGGCCAACTGCGACCGTCTTCCGAAAGGCACGCGGATCGGCTTCACGGCCGCTGAGATTGCCGCCGGGTACGCTGCGGCCAGGGTGGCACTCGACGCTGAGCAATCCAAGATCGCAGCCGCCGCCAAGGCCCGCGCCGAGCGTTGTCGCCTGGAGCGCGAGTGGGATGCGGTCAACAACGAGGGCGGCGACGGCTATAATCCGTACCGCGACGCTGATCTGTCGGGCACGGCGTTTGACCGCCGTGAGCGGCACAACCCGGAGGGCGCATGATGGGCGGGCATCGCGACCGCGTTGAGGTCTGGCCGCTCAGCTATTGGCAGCGGCCAGACCGTGACCCAGCACTCTACTGGACCAACAACGCCATAATGCAGTGGCGCATCCCTACCCGGTTTGAGCACGTCGCGTACGTGGAGCAGGGTGCCGATCGGGGGCCGCTGCTGCGGTCGAGCGTAGGTCGGTATGTCATGCTCCTGCCGGGCGGATCGGTTCGGAGCGTCAATGAGCGCAAAGTCACTGCGGCACTGGCCGCACTGCAAGAGGGATAAGGCCGATGCGATACGCACGAGAAGGTTACGCATTCTTCTGCGTCGAGACGCCAAGCGTCTTCGATGAGCGCGAGTTGCCCATCCGCGCGGAAGATTGCAGCGAGAGTCAGTTGCAAGAGTTCCAAGAGTTGGACGATCTCGCCGTGGAGCACGGCACCTCAGTGAAGTCGAGCCCGTACCAGCGCGGTTGAAGGGGAGGAAAGCCGATGAGCAGCGACGAAACGGCCAGGCAGTGCTCGACTTGCCAGCACTGGTCAACCGTGGGGATGGACCGCGCTAGACAGTGCTTGCATCCGGATCTTAAACGGACGTCGATGCCACAAAATTGGGTAAGTGACGTATTGCCGGGTTATCCAGTAAAATTGCCGCTGCCGCCGCTGCCGCCGGTGGCTGTGGACGAGCGACAAGACTGCTGTGGAACTCTGGTTATGACCACAGACATGACCGTTTGCTCCGCTTGGACAGAGCGATCAGAAGATTGGCTCAAGTTCCGTCTTGAGCGGTGACGCACCACAAGGAAGACGAAGAGGGCCTGACCATCCCCTCGGCCGTGGAGAGGTAAAATCCCACGGGTAGCTATAGGCGCGGTCGGGTAGCGCCCGGCTTAGACGAGGGCTGCGGGGTAGCTCGTTGAGCGAATATAAAATGCCCGCACACTCAATGGAGCAAAAGCCGCCGGCGCAGGTGCATGACGCCCACCACGCGGTGCGGGCATCTACAGCGCGACCCAGAACCACCACAGCGTCTGTCCCAGCCCGAAGCAGATAGCCAGCAAAGCGCCAGCAAGCAGCCAATGGCACAGCCGCCTGCTCATTTTAGCGCCTTGACGGCGGCCGCCAGGGCTTCCCCCAATTTCTCTGGGCTGTAGTTGAGGCCGAATGCCCCCATGATCGCCAGCCCAAGCAGCACGAGGCGCTGAGCCCACGACAGCGCGGAGTCCACCTTGGTGGTCAGGTCGTCGAGCTTGTCGTTGGTCTCGTTCTGCGCGGATTCGATCGAGCTGAGCTTGTGCAGCGTCTGGCCATGCAGATACGTGTCCAGCTCGCTCATTCATCGGGCTGCCACCTGCTGAGGGGCCTCCCCGCAGACAGCTTCAAACGCTTTGTTGTGGCCGACGATCTGGCGCTTGGTCTCGGTGGTGTCGAGCTTCGACATTGAGATCGGCTTGAAGCTTCGACACGACGTATCAGTTACAGTCGCGACACCAGCGGTCCCGCAAGCGGTCAGCAGGGAGCTGGTCAGCAGCGCGGCGAGCGCGGTCAGCCTTGGCGGCGTTCTCATTTCCTCGTTTCTCCGTCTCGACGCGCACCTCCTGTCTTCCAGACTCAACCCAACGCGCCTTCCGGCTACTGTCCCAGCCCAACACCGCCACGAGCGCAGCCGAGATTGCACCGGCGGCGATCCAGTGAGCACCCACCAGTTGCCTAAGCAGGACCATGGGGAGGCTCCTTTGGCGTGCGGTCCCCGATGTTGACAGCCGCAGCGCTCACCAAGCAGCCGACGCCGAGCGCCATCGCGATCGTGGTGGAGTTGCCGCCGATCGTTGCCAACATCTCTCGAGATGGGCCGAGCGCCGCAAACTGCGTCCCGGCCTGCGTAACGATCTGCATGGCGTCGGCGAACAGCCCGCCAAGCCAGGTCAGAAACGACGTGCCTAAGCCGAGGTTCCAGAGCGTGCGCGACTTGACGAGCGGCTTGGGCGCTGGCCCTGCGACCACGCCCGGCGCCATTGCCGCCGGTGGCCAACGATAGCCGAGCACATCGGCCTCGCGGTAGCTTGCCTCGCAGACCTTGTCGCCCTGATTGCCGCCCAAAACGCGGATCTTGCCGTCCCCCCAGCCCGTGACAAACCCGACGTGGCCGGCCGGCGGGGCGCCGCGCTTGAGGACCACGATGCAGCCGACGCGCGGGGCGTCGATCTTGGTGCCGTACTGGAGGTACGATCGCGCCATGAGGCTGCCGGTGTTGGACAGGCCAGCGTCCCGCAGGCACGCGCCGACGAATGCCGCGCACCACGGCACTTCGTCTGATTTAACGTCGCCGTGCCCGGCCTTGGCGTACATGGAGACAATGGCCGACGTGGCGCCGCTGCCGCGCGTCTCAGATACGCCGACGTGGCTCCAGGCGTGATCCATCCAAGGGGTCATCAGATATCCCCCGGCCGAAGGTTGCGAGTCCAGTCAGGACGGGACAGCGCCTCGCCAAGCTGATTCGGGGCAGGCGGGGCCATGCCTGCAGCCGCACCGCCCGCCATCAAGCCAACAAGCCCGTACTTGCGCAGGATCTCTATCAGGTTGTCGTCGAACACGACGTAGTTGCGAGAGCCCTCGCCAGCCCCACGGGAACCTTGATCAAGGTAGCGAATGCCGGGGATACCGGCGTTTCTCAGCGCTTCGGCTGCCCGGATGGGATCTTTTGTTAATTCATCGGCGGCGTGCCACACTGATTGACCTTCACCGTCACGCCGATTGGCCCAATCTTTTATCGCCGGGCCCATGCGCGGGTGCTCAGTAAGCAGCTTTTGTACTGACGGCGGCTGCTGGCTCAGCGGCTTGTCCCAGTCGAGGAAATCGTCAGGGTTCGCGCGGATGTTCACCTCGTACATCCTGCCAATTTTTTTTCGATCTTCCATCAGCCTGTCGTATTCAGCTTTCAATTCGTAGCCTTTGGGGTCTGTATAAGTTCCGTATGTCCCTCCTCGATATTTGTCCATTTCCCTGGCTAGCTGAGTCAGCTTCCCGTTAATTATATCGTACTGGCGCGACGCCTCTGGGCCTGCATCTTTATACGTCTTCGCAACGTTTTCGGCCTCAGCAAAGTACAGCCCATGCCCATACGCCTGTGCTCCCTCACCCGTGCCTATTTTGCTCATGTCAAAGCGATCGAAGTCGTGTGGGCTTCCGTGATAGGCACGGATGCCGGTGGGCTGGTTGTCCGCCAAAGCGTTGATGCTCGCCCCGGCCAGAGCCCCAGGGCGACCGCCGTTGGCGAACAAGCGCACGGCCTGCACGTCGTCAGGCGACATTGCAACGGCACCGTCCGGTGTCCTGATAAAACCTGCTCTTGTTCTATCGGCAAGCCAATTGACCCACTCCGGGTTGTCAAACGCCCCCGCGCTGTTGACGATGCTGTCGGGTGCAAGCGCCTGCCGTATCTCAGACGACATTTCCCGGCCCGTGGTGCCGGTCAAGTCGCGGTCGAATGGCAAAGACCCAGCGCGATAATCCATCAACGCTTGCGCCGTCGTTCGCCTCACGTCCGCCGTGGCGTCGCTGGTGAAGTCGAGCACTTTTGCATCCGGTGCCGGCCTCATGGCCCACACGCTGCCGCCCTGTTTCCCTGCGTATTGCGTTGCCACGTCTGGCAGTTGCGTGCCCTGAATCACGTTCCCCGTGTCAAGGTCGCCCCGACGAGCCCGCCCGTGCACATACCAACCATCTGGCACGGCCCCAGCAACGAATTGCTCTTGAAGCATCTGCCGCGTCGGCGCAATATCACCAAGGCTTATATTGTATCCTTCAACTGACCATGGAGCATATGATGCGCTTGGCAACAGATCATCCGGCAGCGTCATATGGGGCGCCTGTCCTTGTAGATGATCGGGACGGGACAGCACGGGGACCGGCCGACCGTCTGCCATCGGGCCAGACGGCAGCGGATTGGGTGCGGGAGCACCTGCCGGAGACCGACCCAATGCGATCGGCGTTTCTGGCATCCCTGCCGCCGGAGTGACGCGCCCGCCCGCCCCCAAACTGTTGCGCGGCCGTGGCGCCAGCAACCCGCCCGTCATCGCCGCCCCCGCGACATTGAACGCATCTTCAGCCGCCTGCGGGTCGCCGCTCACGTAAGGCCGGCTGAGCAGGTTGTTCATGCTGCGGTAGGGCTGACCGATCAGCATGTCTGCCAAGCCGCCCACGGCATCGACCGCTAATCCCGCCCCCGAAGTTGGGTCGTTCAGCCGGTTGGCCAGCGTCGGGCTATAGTCCCTAATCGCGTCGGCCAACATGTTGCGGAACTGCGGCTGCGGGCCTTGGGATAGCGTCGCCATCTATGCCACCCTCAGATTGCGCTCGGCCTCGACGGCAAGAGCCCGCATCGCGCCTTCAATTGTCGCAAGGCGCGTTTTGAGGTCGGTTATTTCGGCCTGCGCGCGCGCGACAGTCTGCGCAGTCTCGACAACCACCCCCTCGGCCGCTTCAGCTCTGCCGATAACTGCCGACAGCACCGCGTCAACGTCGGGTCTGGGGGCGTCGCCGGACGATTGCCGACCGGGTGGGCACGGCCTGACCCGTGCCGCTCTCCATGCAAGCTTCTCGTCGAGTGTCATTTGCGCTCAATCCGCTGAAGCTGCTCCATCAACGCCACGATCTGAGGCCAGACCTGCACAAGGGCCTGTATTCCACCTTGCGAAACGACGCCCGCATAATACCGCGTGGCCGCGTCAAGATGAGCGAGAGCGTGGGGGTTGGCCGGTGCTGGCTCCGTCTGATCTGCGGTCTGTGTGGTTGGCGCTGTATCAAGCATGCGTCTCTCCTGTTAGCTCAGTGTCAGGCTGACAGACCGGTTGATCCCGTCCGACCCGCGACATTTGAACGTCAAACTCGTATTGCTCGTAAACTCGACGATAATCTCGCCGTTGGTGGTTGGCGTCCAGATTGTCCCAATATCCGGGAACAATTTGACCGTTCGGCATTGTATTTCCGAATATGACGTATCCGCTGCAACTCTTGCCCGGATAACGCCATCGCTTGGCGAGGTCATGATGGATCGACTGCGCCAGCCAAGAGCGCCACCGGATGCGACCCGAATCTGCGTATCGGCAAGGATGCTCGATTTGACCCAGAGATTGTTGGGCCGTGACGCGCCGTCCTGACCGATGTCGAAGCCGCCGTCCGACGCGCACAGGATGTGCCCGCTGGTGGCGCCGACCGTCCACCGCGTCGTGCCGTCCGTTTGTAGAGCGAGCGCTCGCGCGGTGCCGCCGCCGCTGCCCTTGACCGTGCCGATTACAGCGACGTTCGTATCAAATCCAAGCCGCAGGAACTCATTGTTCGTGCTGCTCGTATAGGTGTTGTAGACCCGGAGCATCTGCGCCGTCGTGCTGCGGCGAAGGGCAAGCGTGTCGTCAGCGTCGCGCTCCAGGCAGACGTTGCCGCCGAGATCGAGCAGTGTGCCGGCGGGCGTTGCCGTTTTGATGCCGAGCGCACCAGCCGAGACAGTTGTTCCGGCGCCGTCGACGTTCGTCGCGAACAGCAAATTGCCGATCGACATGTAGTTGCTCGTGGTGCCGAGCGGCGTGTCCACGTCGTAGCCAAGCAGCAAGTTGCGCGAGCCGGTCGTGATGGTGTTGCCGGCCCGATATCCAAGCAGGGTGTTGTTTGCGCCGGTCGTAATCGCGAAGCCGGCTTGATACCCAAAGATATGGTTGTAGTCAGCTCCGGTGTCGGGGTTTCGCAGCGCCTCGAAGCCGACCACTACCGAGCCGGTGATGTCGTGATTGACTGTTAGCGTACCTCCTGAGACATAGCTCGCCGTCACTGCACTCGCGACGGTGCAGCTTGTCGTGGTGCCGCCAGTAACGGTGTAATAATTGTTATACCCAGATGGGTTGACGCTTTGCACAATGATCGTGGTGCCTGTCTCGATCGCAGTGGAGATCGCGCTGAAGGTGAACGTCACCGTCGAGCCGTTACCGCTCGCGCCGGTGATGTTGAGCACCTGCTCATTGCCGCGACCGGCAGAGGCGCCGACAAAAGTGTTCTCGTTGCCTGTCGCGCGCAGGTAGCCAGCGGCCCAGCCGACGAGGGTGTTGTCGGACGCCGTGTAGTTATAATCGCCGGCCTTGTTGCCGAGCTGCGTGTTCCGGCCGCCGGTGGTGATGTGCCAGCCGGCCTGGCTCCCGAGCAGCGTATTGTCAAAGCCTGTGGTGATCGTGCGGCCGGCCTCGTAGCCGACCGCAGTGTTCCCGCCGTCGCCAGACTGGATGGCCCGCAGCGCGTAGACACCGACCGCGACGTTGTAGCTCGACGTATTGCCGAGCGTCGCGGACTGCGCGCCCATCGTGTAGGCGCCGACAGCGGTGTTCTGCTCGGCCGTGGTGCCATAGAGGCCGCTCGACGAACCGATGAACGTGTTACCAGCGCCCGTCGTGACGGCAGCGCCCGCCGACCATCCGAGCGCCGTGTTGGCCTCGCCGGTCGTGATCCCCGTCAGCGCCTGGAACCCGATGCCTGTGCACCAGCGCGCCGTGGTGACGCCATCGACGCCGCGCCCGGCCTGATACCCGACCATCACGCCATTGACGCCGCTCGTCTGATAGTAGGATGCCTCGTGACCAATCGCGACCTGATAGTCTCCGCTCGTCAGCTTGTTGAGCGCTCCAGTTCCGATTGCGATGTTGCGCGCTGAGTTGCCCGTGCGCAGGGTTTCGTTGCCGATCGCGATGTTCTGCCCGGCGGTCGTGACGCCCCGCCCGGCGTTGTTGCCGAGGGCAATGTTGTCGTTGCCCGTGGTCAACGCGAGCAGCGCTTGGACGCCAATGCCGATGCTTGCAAACGAGGTCGTTGCGGCGGCCATGGCATCCTGGCCAATGGCAACACACGTGGTGGCCGTCGTCGCGGACTGCATCGCGCGCAGACCGATGGCGACATGGGCGGACCCGCTCGTCAGCGAGCCAAGCGCTGACCGGCCAATGCCGACCGCGGAGCTTCCCGTCGTCGCTGCGCCAAGCGCAGACGATCCGATCGCGACCATGTCGCCGCCGGTGGTCACTGCGTCTAGCGTTTCGACTCCAATGCCGATTAGGTGGCTGGCGTGTGAGGTCGAGGTGGCGCCGGAGCCAAGCGTGAAATTGCCGGCGTTGCGCCCGAGGAAGATATTGCGCCCATCCGGCACGGCGCTCGAGCCGGTCGGATGAGTGAACGTGTGCAGGAGGCGGTCGCCGCCCTGCTTGATCTGGCCGTCCGTTGACGTGGTGACAACCAGGTCACTCGTGCCGCTGTCGCCCGTCGCGGAAAACTCAACAAATAGCTGGTCATCCGCCGCAAACGCCCCGCTACTGCTAACGTGGGTGAGGGCAAGTTGGGTCCAACCGCTGTTGTCTGTGGACGCTCCTGTCACCTCGTAGATAGCGACATTATGCTGGGCCGTTGCCTTTTTCAGGACAAGCGTGCCCCGGTTCGTCTGCGTCGTCGAATCGTCCCAGCCCAGCACCCACGCGGCTACATCGGGGTTGCCCGAAAGGCCGCAGTTGTCCGAAATGGCAGCGGCCGTCACGCTCGCGAGAGTCGCATTGTTGAGCCGCAGATACCCCGCGCCTGGATTGTCCATTGAGGTAGATGTTGCAAACGACCACGGCAGCCCGGCAGCGCCGGTGTTACCCTGGATCCCCTGCGCGCCCTGTGGACCCTGCGTCGCGGTCAGATCAACCAGCGTCAGCGTCGCATAGACCTCGGTGACGCCTGTCAGCGCAGCGGCTGCGCCGGCTGCGGACGTGTCGTTCGCATTCGCGGAGACAGCGTTTTCAATGTAGATCGTATCTGACGCAGCGATGGTAAACACGCCGAACGCGGGCAGCACCTGATTTTGCTCGTCAGTGGAGGTGACGGCCACTGTGGGGGAGTAATCGAGGATTCCTGCCGTCGTGCCTCGAATCCGGAATTGAGCGCCGTTGACCTTGCCGAACTTCAGCGCGGCACTCCAGAAATATGTGCCAGCCGGAACGTTGGTCAGGGTGTTGGTGGCCAGCGCGACGCCGCTCAGCGTGCCAGTGCCTGCTTTGACCGTCGTGTTGAGTGCGCGCGTGTACCACGTATTGCTCGACGCGCCGACAGCGCCGCCGACTGTCCCATCGGAAAGCTGATGTGCGACCGTGATGTGTCCAAGGGTCGTCGTCGTCGGGGCGGCGATGTTCGACAGGTCCACCCACGCGGAACCGCGGAACTGCACTAGCAGATCTTCGTCTTGCAGGTAGCCAAGCCATCCGCAATCCGCCGTGGGCGTGTAGCGATGCCAGCCGCCCTGTCCGTCTGAGCGCACGAGATCGTGCTGAGAGAACGTGAACCAAGCCCCGGTTGGGCTCGAGGCGACGATGTACCAAGCCCCGGTGGTGGGCGAGCCGGGTGGAGACGACAGCCGATCCGCAATCGGCAACGGCATGTTCTCGGAGATCTTGGGCGCGGTGTGGTCGGTGCAGACCCAATTGCCGCCGTTGCTCGCAAGCCTGATGACCTCGCCGCCGCCGACCAGCGTGCAGGCCGACACGGCTAGGCCGTCGATTGCAATGGTCTGCGAGCTCGTCGTGACCACGCGCACGCGATTGGTCGTGGTCGTGCCGGAGTGGCGGATCGCGACTTCGTACCCGTCGCCCACCGTGACGGCAGAGGGCAGCGTCAGGGCGAACGTCCCGCCGCTTGGATCGCAGGCAAACAGCGTGCCGTCGTCGGCCGCAAGCACCGTATAGTCAGCGGTTTTCGAGACGATCGTCTCGACAGCACCGTCTGAGCCGCCGCCAGAAATGCCGCTCGTGTCCTGAGAGCAGCGCACGTTGTCGTAGGTGCCGAGCGTAGCGCCGCCGGAGTCCTTGACGATCAGCTTGATCAGCGCCGCGCCGGTGTAGGCGACGACCTTGGTGGTCGAGCCAGACCCCGCCACCGGGTGCCCGCCGGAGTCCAGATAGACCGTGCTGCCGAGACTCGTGAGCAGCGTGGAATCGCTGTAGACGTTGGTCGCCGTGTTCGTCCCGGCCAGATAAAATTCAACCGTTCCGCCGGCAGCAACAGCCATGGCGTCGGTCGCCACCCTGAAAGCGGGCGGAAATACAAATCCAGCGTCGGGCATAGGTCGTCGTTCCTGTGGTCAGGATACGCGAGACAAGATGTTACAAGGGTTGGGCGCTGCTCAGCGGAAGTCGTAAACCATCATGATCTCTGAATCAGTGGCCGGGCCGCGACCATATTTGACCATGAACTCTTGCAAGGACATCTGCGGCCCCGGCGCAGGCGACAAGCTCCCGCGGCTCATTCTGTCGCCTAAACGCTGATTGAGAAACCTGTTGACCGGAGACGCTTCGTCCATCCCGCGATAGCCGCGTGCGGCGGAATTGCCGCCGTGGTAGAGGCCGTACATGTCGTACTCAGAAATTCTTGGTTCCTGAGCAAGCATGTTCACGGGCGATGCCGACATCTGCGGTCTTCCGCCTCCTCCGGGATACCCCATACCGGGGTATCCTTTATCATTGAGCAGCCGGTTGACGCCATTCGGCAGCCGGGGGCTAAGTCGAGCGTTTACAAAGCCGTTGGTGATTGCCTCATCGGGAACAGGCATAGACTGCTCTTCGTCGTACGGAACGTATGGGTCAGATAAATAGTTGCGAACCCCGCCAGCCATGGCTTTTCCCCTAGTTCAAGGACCGTTGCTTGAACGCAGCATGCATGCGCCGCGCGGTGTCTCTTTCTTCCACAGGGCCAGTTCCGGCCATGGCCCCAAGGCGCGCCATGTGCCGGGCAAACTCTGGGCTTTCAAAGCCGCCCCGGCCGACGTTGGGAACTGCCGTCAACCACCGAACAAGACGCGGCGAAGTCAGCACCCGAGCCCCTAGAGCATTGGCGGCGATGAGCCCAAGCGCCGCCTGCCAGCCGACAGTGGCGGCAACTACCGTTGTCGTGGGGATGTGACCGATAGAGGCGACATCGACCGATGCCCGCTTGCTGGCCGACATGTATTTTTCAAGCCGCTGGCCAACGCGCGCGAAATTGTCGAGCTCACGGGCCAAGGCTTGGTTAGGGCTGCCGACTGTAAGCACACGGCGCGAAGCGGGATTGAGCCCTCGCCAGAACTCACCGAAGCGCGAGATATTCGTGCCGCCTCCGGTCGCATGATGGACGATCGCGGCCAGCCCTTTGCGTGGGTCGCTTTTCTCGGACATTACCCGCATGAACGCGCCGAGCATCTGCGTTTCGCCGGTTTCCGCCGCTTTCACAAGCCGGTCCATCGCCTGAACCGGGTCAACCTTGTCCCCGAAGATCTTGTGAAGCGGCCGCCTGATCTCGTCGTAAAACTGCGCTTGCTGCCGATCGGCATTCTGGAACATAGACGCCGACCGCTCGCCCTCGCGCGGCGGCCTCGATACTACCGGGGAGCCAAACGCGACGCGATGGCCGTCGTCCCATACTTGGATTGGAACCATTCCTGGCTCGGGTTGGCGCGAAAACGGCACGAGGCGCGCCCGATCGAACCTACCCGTTCTGTTGTCGCGCCAGCCGAGCCGGTTGCCTTCGTTGACCAGGGACAGAGTAGCCGGAACCGAGGTCATGCGCCCCCCGGCTTCGACATCTCCGCGCGTCAGCATCTGCATGTGCTCGGGCGAAACGAAATACGTCGCATCGGACGGCTTGGCGTCTTCCCCGAGCTGTGACCGTGTGCGATAGCGGTCGCCGGGCAGCACGTTGAAATCGCCTTCTGCGTTGCGGAAGGACGGCACGTCGCCCATGCCGCGCAACTGGCCGGCGAAGTCCTCCATCAGGGCCCCCCGCAGGCGGCGAATAAGCGCCTGGTCTCCTGTCATCGGGCTTGGCCCGAATTTGGAGTCCTCTATAGCCTGCTCTACCCGGCGGAGATCCCGCATCAAGTTGCGCATGTCGTTGGGCGCGATGCCCGCAGTGGCGCCGCTGCGGCGCATGGCCAGCTCGTTGATGCGGGCGGCCATGTCGCCGTTGATGTGCTTGGCCAGATAATCATAGAACGGACGGGATAGACCGCCACTTTCAGGATCGAACACGCGGCCGTCGAAGTCTCGAATTGCCAAGCTGCCACGCGCTTCGCGCGCCACGTCGTCGAGCAATCGAGTGGTCGCCGTTCTGGACACGCCGTCACCGAGCGGCAAAACGCGCCCCCTGGGCGCTGCCCGTCCGGCCAGCTCATAGGCTGCACTGATCTCAGACGGGTAGCTCTCCCGGCTGTTGCCGATGCGAAACCCGGTGTTGCCTTCGCGGATCTGTGCTTGATAGCGCTCGTCTGCGGCGCGTTGCGCGGCAAACGTCGCGTCGTTGGCCTCGCGTTCTGCCGTTGCGCGGCGGCGAGCGTTCTCCTCTAGCGCTTCGGCGGTAGCGCGCTGGCGCTCCTCAGAGTGGCGAGCAAGGTCGGTCTCGTAGCGCGCGCGGTTGCTTGCTTCAGCGGCTCTGATGCTGGTGGTCATTCCTTCAAGCTGCTCACGTTCAGAATGCAGCCGACGGATATATTCGATACGTTGCGCCGGGTCTCCGTACCGAGCCAACGCCTCGCGAGCGATAGCTAAGTCTGGCTCAAGCTGCTTCATTTGCGCGGTGACGGCTCGATGCTCTTGTTGCAGCCTTGCCAACTCCGCATCGCTGGCGGCGCGGTAGGTATCGACAGGCGAAATGCGCCCGTTCATGTCCCCAGATCGACTGGAAGTCGTCTGAGACCGGCGCCACGGCATGAAGCCGCCAGCAATTCCGCCGTCCTGAACGATCTTGTCGTACGCGTCCCGCAACTCCTGCTCGCGCTTGGCCAGCCTTTCGTGTTCCGCCAATTGCGGATAACGCTTCACCGCTTCCGCTCGCCCGGCCTCAAACGTGTTGTGCTGCTCCGTCGCTGCACGGATCTCCGCGATCTTGTCGTCAAGTTGGCGCTGGCGGCGTTCGCGCGCCGTGGTCAATGCCTCGAACGTTGGTTCAGGCCCTACGTCACGCGGCTGAATCTCGTCGATTGGTCGCGGTCGCACGGGATCGACGCGAGGACGCGGCGGTTCGAACCCCTCATCACTAACGCGGCCGGCGATAGCCTGTAGCTCATCGGACGGCATGTCGCGCATGCGGTTTGATGGGATCGACCGCTGCGTTACTGCGCGCCTTAGATCGTCCTGAATAGACAACCCAAGGTCTCCGGCCGTTCGTCCATCGATCGGGGCTGCAAGCGTTCTGTTAAGCGCGGTCGAAAGCTGGTTGATGTTCTCGCGCGCAACACCGCTGACGGGAGAGCCGCCCAACATGGCGCCAGAGGTGCGCGTCGCCCGATCCATGATCGGACCCTCGGAGACGATCGCCGGCATCGGGTTGTCGATGCCGGCCGCGCGCGCTTCATCGAACCGCGTTTGATTGGCCGCAGCCGTGGCGGCTCCGCGATCGCGATATACGTCCCTCAGCCTCAGCGCTGACGCTAGTCCGGTGCCAAGCGCCACAGCGCCCGCAGCACCCGCCGCAGCGCCGAGGGGCACCGAACGCGCGCGCTCTGCCGCATTGTCAAACAGCCCGGCATTGGGGTCCGTTGATCCGTCCGCGCTCAAATAGGCATCAGCGCCGCCGATCTTGGCGCCTGTCACCGCAAGCGCCGGAGCCATCGTCGCGATCTGGCGCAGGAATGGCTGGGCAACGGCTTGGCCTGCCGCCAGTGCGCCACTCGCCGGAGCCACCAGCGCACCGCCGGCAACCGCGCCCGCGACACCGGACACGCCAGAGCCATAACCGGCTTTGTCAATGTCGCGCCGGATGCGGTTGAGCCGCAATTGCTGATCGTATTCGCCGCCAATGTCGGCTGGCTGCTGCCGGATTAGATTGCCAACCGCCCGGAAGGGCGCTGCGATGCCAGCGAAGATTTCATCCTTGGCGCCCAAGGTTGCCGTGTCGCCCACGTAGCCGAGGAAGCTCGGCTCCCGCGCGCTGCTGTCGCCCCACTGGCCGCTGCTCGGGGCGTACGCCCGATCGATTTCGGCTTGCTGTTGCGGCGTCGCTCCGCGCTTGTGGTAATCGATGATTTCCTGCGTGCTGGCCGGGCCGCTGCGCGGGGACTGTGGCTGAGCAGCGCGTTTGAGCACGCCACGGCGCACAAGCTCGTCCACTGTGTCCCGGTGCTCAGGAGGCACCGAGTTGCGGTTTACCAACTCCTGATAGATCTCGAGAGTCTGGTTTTCACCGGCCACTGTTCAGCCTCCGCACCAGATCTTCCGTTGACATGCCGCGAACGTCATTGGCTGGGGGAGGCCGGGTTCCGCCGGATGCTGCGGCTGGCTCACCCGCGGGTGTTCCATCCGGGTTCCGCAAGCCGGTTGCCGCCATAGCGCGCGCAAACGCCGTTTCGTAGCTGACGCCGCCGCGCGACGCCGTGAGAAGCGCTTGATAAAAGTCGCGCATGCGCTGCATTTTGCTGGCAATGCGCTCGGGGCTGTCGAGTGGCGTAGGACCGTAAGCCTCAATAAAGTTTTTCATTTCCGCGACGGCGACGGTCTTGCCTGACAGAGCATAGGCAATGCCGAGCGCGCCTTGCCTCACGTCGGCGTAGGCTTGGCCGATGTCACCCATGTTCAGGCTGCCCGCAATGGCACGCGTGGCCAAATACGGGCCGCTTTCCCGGATCGGCTGGCCGCGCTCATCCACGCGGCCTGTGCGTTTCCCTAGCAGCACGTCGCCAGCCGCTTCGATTTTGTTCATGTTCATGAGAGCGACAGCTTGGCTCTCGCGGTCGCCTTTGAAATTCTTGTCTGTCAAAGGCATTTCGCGACCGTCCGGCGCGTAGTAATAGCCTGCGCGGGGCGGTCTCCTGTAGACGCCTGTCCACATCTCCTGCTCAGTGCGGAACCGAGCAAGCCGCTGCTGATCTTCGGGCGATGCACTTTCAAGCGCGCGCTGCCCTTGTAGCTCGCGCGTCGCTAATGGGTCGGAGCGTCGGTTCCGGCCAGCGTCGGTGACAATGCCGCGCACCTCTGGCGATTGTACGCCAGCCGGGCCGAATGACTGGTTGCGCCAGCTTTCGAGTGGCGTTGCGCCTGGTGGCGGCCCGCTGAGCAAATTGGTTGGCGGGCCGGCCTGCGCGATGCGTACACCCTGCGGCCGCCCTTCGTCGAGCCGCATGGAGCGCTCGATGTCATCCATGGGACCGCCCAGCCGCATCGGTTCCGGGAACGGTCGCGCCATCGTCACGCCCGGCATGACAGCACCCGACGACGGCAGGCGGGTCGGGCCGGGAAGATCGGCATAAGACGGACCTGACGAACTTTGAGATGGCGGCAGTCTCAGATTGCCTTCGTCATCCACCCCATAGCCTTGCGCGATCGGGTCGGAAGCGGCCGGTGCTGCAGCTGCGGCAGGGGTCGGGTCGGGTCGGGACTTAGCCCTGTAATATTCAGCCTGCGCCGACGCGAGCGACGTGGACGCATTGGTGCGGTTGATCTCGGCTTGTGCTTTGGTTCTAGCCAGCTGGTCGTAGTCGCCCCACGACTGCGCCAGCATGCCTACAGCCGCCACCGGATCGGCCCCGTTGATGCCGTAGCGCGCAAACTGCGGGGCAAGGTCGGCGTGCCCATCGAGCAGCGCCTTTGCTCGTGCGGCCTTCTCCGGCGTGTCCGGCATGGTGTGCAGCGCGGCGGCCATCTTGCCGAGGCGCGTGAGGCGCTCGCTCTCGTCCTGGCGCGCCATGCGCGAGCGCTCGAAGCCAAGCCGCTCGCGGTCCATGCCGAGCCTCTGGTCTGCCCGCTCGTTCTCGACGGCCTGCTGCGCCTGCTTGTTGTACCGGTCGATCCCGCCCTGGATGGGCTGGAGAAGGTTGTTGACATCGGGAACCTCGAAATTCCAAGCGGGCTGACGCATCAACCCGGCGAGTGCGTTTTGCGGCATCGGTTCACCTCACGCCCAAGGCCGGCGGGGGTCGGGAGCATACCCGCCGGCCGGCTCGCCCCACTGACCGCCCACCGGCACGCCGCCCGGCGACGTGCCACCGGATTGCCCACCGCCACCACCGAACGCTGTCGGCGGCATGCCGAACGCCATTTGTGCGACGCCACCCACCGCCTTGAACAGGTTGTTGACCCCGGCCATCCTCGCGTTATTGGCCGCCATCGTCGCGTTAATGTCGGTCTGGTTGAGCGCGTTGGCCCGGCCCATGGCCCGATCCCCGACGCCGCCGTAGTAGGATTGATCCATGCCCGCCATCGTGCCGGCGAGCGGAATGGCTTGGTTCCCAAACTGGCCAAGACCTTGCCGCCAGTCACCGACGCGCCGGTCCTGCGCTTCGAGGCCTGCCCGGCTCATCGCGAGTTGCGTGGCGCCGCTGTTGCCCATGCCTCGGCTCGCCGCCGTGCGCATGATGCCCATCAACTGGTTCTGCGTGACTTGGCCGGAATGCTGGTTGAACGGGTCGGAGGCGTAAGTCTGGAACGCCTGATTTCGCGCGTCGGCGCCGTTGACCCCGTAGCTGTCCGCCAGGAGGTTGTACCCACGGCCCGCCGTCTGTGCGAACGGCTGGAGCCGTCCGGTGGCGGTGTCGTAGCCCGTGCGCGCCGCAGTGTCGGCCGTGTCAAAGCCCTCACGCGTGCGGCCCATGGCGCGCTCGCCGGCCTGCGTCGCCGCGCGCGCGCTCGATCTGCCCAGCAGGTCGGAGAAAAAGCTCATGTCATGCTCCGGATAACGCGCACGAGTTCAGCAATCCACCGCACCCACTCAGGCGTCAGCTTGCCGTCTGAGCCGACTGCCGGGTGATTGATGGGCGGGGGCGGGATGTCGGCCATCAGGTGCGCCCCATCTGCGACAGGTCGAGCTTGGCCCCGTACAGCGCCCTGCGCCCGCCAGCGCTCATGCGAATGCGATAGGTTCGGTTGTGCGACGACCCAAGCCGCTGAAAGCGGATCTGATGGCGGGTCTGTGCCAGCGCCCCGAGCGAGCGCAACATTTCATGACCGAACGGCTCGCCCATGTCCGACCATGCCAGCTCGACGTGCCGATCGGTCCCGGAAATAGTGCCGGGCACCACGTCGAGCACCACTTCGCCGTGCCGCATGCGCCGGGCAACGTCGGCTATCGGGATCGAGTACACGTCCATCACGTGCGAATCGTAAGCCCATGCTGCAGCGACGGCATCCCATCGCGCTTCAGTGTGCGTGTCGTGGTCGAGCGTGTAGAGCGTGCCACTATCGTAGTGCCCCGCAATCAGCGTGCCGCCGAGGTCCATGACCTTCGAGACGCGCCAGCGGTCGAGGCCATAGCTTTTCTGCTCGTGCCAGGCTTTCGTGGTGGCGTTATAGACCCACGTCCACGATGACCCAGAGAACGCATAGAACGTGTATCCCCGGCTGCTCCACCGCGTCGCGCTGATCGCGCTCGGTGCAGGATCGTCAGCAATCGCTCGGTTGAGCGCAGGCGGGCTGATGGTGATGGCGCTGTAGCCGTCGAGCAGCTTCACCGTCTTGTCGCTGGCGACAAACACGCCATCGATTGCGCTGTCTGCGGAGAGCACGCCGATGGTCTGCTGTGTGGCCGGTTCGATGATCGTGGTCACGGGCGAGAACGGGAACGTCCCAGCCTCAGCCGACGGGTTGATCTGCCAGACTTCGATTGACCTTTTGCCCCCGCCGAGCAGGTCGTTGCCCCTCACCCACGCCACTACGCCACCGTCAGGCGCCTGCTCGTTCTGCGCGTAGGACAGGCCCTCCACGGCAAAGTCGTTGAGGTCAGACGCAAACATGCGCCCGTCGCTCAACATGTAGACAAAGTAACCCTTAAGGCTGCACACGCTCAGCGGGGGCGGAAGGTCGGGATCTGAAAGCTGCGTCAGCACGCCGCCGACGTAGGAATAATACAGCCCGTCGCAGACTAGCGCGACCTCGCCGTCTGCATTTTGCGCGATGCCCACGTGTCCGTCTGATGGCAGTGCTCCCACCAGCGTTGCCGTGCCGCTCGTGTCGATCCGCTCCACTACCCTGCCCGCAACGACCAAGCCCTCGGCCTCAGTCACAGCAGCCATCGCGCGAATGCCGCCCGCCCCTGTGATCGTTGCCAGCGGAGCAAGCCCGTCTGTCGCGTGAATCACCACCTCCGACTTGCCACGCTCGAGCGGCACCGCGTAGCAGTTGACGAGCTTTGCCTGCCCGCCCCACGCGTCTTCGGCCGGTGACGATTGCAGGGGCATGGTCAAATCAATCAGCGGCACGACCCTAGGCTACCCTCAGCGCAACGGCGGCGTACTGCGAGCCGGTCAGCTCGGTAAACGTGTTCGCCGTGATATCCGCCGTCCACGTGTTAAACGTCTCCGGTGTCGTAAGGCCCACGATTTGGGACCCGTTGCTGATGACGCTGGCAACGGTCGCAGACCCAACGATGATCGGCACATAGGGCGATGCAGTCGCGTAGCCAGGCATGGTGCCTCCTAGTAATAGACCGCGCGCGTGGGCTCGCCGGATGGGCGTTTCATCATGTGCCGGCGCAGATTGCGCATGCCGCGCGCGCCGATCGACATGGGACGATTGGTGTCGAGATCAACGACAGGCTCGAGCTTGACGCCGAACGCCGCCGCGCTGTCGTCCATGACAATATCGACCAGAGCGTTGAACACTGCCTCGGGGATCTCAGCCACGGCCCGGCCAGTGTTTGGCCAGTAGCATAGCCCCTTGTCCCGCAGCTCGGCGTGCCGCGTGTCGTAACTGCCCTCGACGTAGGCAGAATCCTCGGCTGCCGCGGTGTCCACGGCAGCCAAGATCCCGAGCTGGCGAAGCACTTCGTCCGCCAGCCCAGCTTTCGTTCGCGCCGCCATTTACGAGACGATGGCGTTCGAAGCGGAGAAGTTTTCATCCACGAAGTAGCGAATCGTGAACGTCAGCGTGCCTGCTGCCGCCGTTGTCGCCGCTGCCTGGATGTACAGCTTGATCTTCGTGGCCGCCGTCCACTTGTAGCCGTGGGCAGCGCGCGCCCACGCCGTAGACATCGTGCCTGCCTGACCGACTGTCGAAGCCGCGAAAATGCGGTCCTCGTCGCCGTCGTCGCCAATGTCGAAAGCGAGCGCGGGCGAGCCAGTGTCCATGTCCGTTGCCGAAAGCACGGCGGAATCGAACACGGCCCCTTTCGGCACCCACAGCAGCTCAACGTCGTCGTTCACGTTGTCGAGCATCGCCGTAGTAAGTGCAACGGAAACGGTATCCGTGATCAGGTTGCGGCTTCCGCCCTGACCAAACACGGTGCCGTAGGTCTGTGACCTCTGAGTAGTGTAGCTTGCCATTGTGTTGTCTCCTCAGATCACAGATCAGGCGTCGGGCTGGGCAGCAGCGTAGACCGTCAGCATGCCGAGGTCCTTGTTGGTCCCGGCGCCGTTGTTCCAACGCAGCTTGTCCATGCCGTGAGCGAGTTCGATGCCGACACCATCGAAGAAGCCGTAATCGTCCTCTTTCTTGGTGATGGGCGTCGCCGCCTGCTTGTTGACCATGCCGATCGCCTGAGCCCCGCACAGGATGTTGACACCGACATCCACCGTGGCGCCGTTGCCAGCGTCGATCAGTGTCATGTTGGTGTTGACGAGGCTGTCGGAGGTCGAGCCCTGCCGCGCCTGCAGGAACTCGGGGATCTCACGATAGATGATGCCATCATCGATGAGGTCGCCGTCCTGAAACAGCGGGTTTTTTTCCATCGCGTCGCCCTCACGTGCGCGGGCATACTGGTTGTTGGCGATGATCGTGGCGTCCGACTTGAGGTCGCGGAAGCAATACGGATGGCAGAACATCACGTAATACTCACGGCCCTGCGTCCCCGTCTTGAACGGCCGGATGTGCGGGTTGGCGGTGCGCGCCATCCGCTTTGCCAGCCGGCCCATGGCTGAGGTCAGCTTGTCGTTGGTGGCGTCCACGTTGGCGAGCGCCGTGGCCATCGTCGTCGAGTAGTTCGACTTGGTAGCCCCGAACAGCACGCGGTCAGCGTTGTTCGTCACCCACGTGTTGCGCGTGCCGGCGCTGGCGCTGGCGTACTCGGTGCCATCCGCCATTTTGTGCATGGCGCCGATGAGCTGATACTTCACCAGCTCCGACGCCCACTCCTTGAGCAGCGGCCGGCGCACGCTCAGCAGATCGACTGCGGACTTCTCGCGCTCTTTCTTGCTGACCTCGATCGCGTTCCGGTAGAACTCCCAGGAAATGTCTTGATAGTACTGATCAAGCCGTTCTTCCGAGCCCGACAGACGGGTGTTGCCCGTCACGCCATTGCCCTGCAGTCGCGCAATCAGCGGAATGCGGATCGTGTAGCCGTCGCCCTTGAGGTCGTTGACGACGTGAATGATGTGCATGGGGCTGTCGCCCATGTACGGCTCAAATCCCGTATCGCGAACGTATTCGCGGATGAACTCGCGCCGCCAGTTGGTCAGGTCAAGACCTGACAATACTGAAGTCTCTGCCATTGGGTTTTCTCGTGACTAGGGGTTGGTCACGAGGCGTTTAGTACGCAGGCTACGCACGCTTTCGGGCACGTCGATCCGACCCGAACACGTCTGCCATCATGGCCTCGTCAGTGAGGACGGCACCTTGCGCGCCGGAGGCAGTGCCATCCGCCAGCGTGCCGGGGAACCGTTGCGGTTGCGCAGGCCCCTTTTTCAGTTCAGCAAGCGCCGCTTGGCGCCCTTCCTCGCGCAGTCGCTTTTCGTAGCTGTCGAAGTCGTCGCCAATGGTTTCCAGCTTGCTCTGCTTCTGGAACCACTTGACAAGTTCGCCATACGGGTTGCGCGACCGCACGAACTGCTCGGCAACGCCGTGACGTTTGGCAGCTTCCACCGCCTTGTTCACGAGTTCTTCGCCGTGCTTTTCGACCGCCAGCATCTCCGACGTGTTAAGCCGCTCGTTTTGAGCGACCCATTGCGCCTGAGCCGTCACAAAACGCTGGTAGCCCTCAGGGTCTGTCCAAGGGTCTGGCGCCTGTGGCGGGGCTTGCTGGGGCTGCTGCTGCTGTTGGGGCTGCACACGCGCCAGAAGCTCTTGGATCTGCCGCTCATAGGTCTGAGCGCGCGTCTCCGCCTCCTGGCGCAAGCGAGCTTCGTCCTGGCGCTTTTGGCGCTCGGATTTCAGCTCGTGCAGAGGAACGAGCCTGCCGGATTCGGGGTCTCGGTATTGCTTGAACGGATCCTTGGTCTCGGCCTGCTCGGCACTTTCGGCCTTCGGCTCTTCAGCCTTGGCGTCTGGTTCCGGCGCTGCTTCCACCTTGTCGGACTCGGGTGCTGCGGTATCGGCACCCCTATCGCGGCTCGAGCTGAATACGTCACCTAGAACGTTGTCGTCGTCGTCCTTACCGGCCATGTCGTCTCTCCCCGCTTTATCGTAGCTGGTCACGTGAACAGCGGATTACGCGCCGCAGTCGCGAAACGCCGGTTAGGCCGGCGGGGCCACGCCACTAAAACTGGGATCTTCCATCATGCCGCCCATCGGGTCGGCCATTGGGTCAGGCGGCATCGGTGCCGGCGGCTGCCCTTGCATCTGGTTCGGCATCATGCCGGGCTGCATCTCCTGCGGCGGCGGTTGTTCGCCGGCCGCCATCGCCATCTCGCCCACCGTGGGCGCGCCATAGGCCAAGGGAAACGCTTGCATAGCCTCGAACGCGGCGCCGACGTTGGGCTGTGCTGGCGGCGGGCCGGTCGGGTTGCCGAACTCGTCGGTCTGCTGTTGCGGCGGCGTCGATGCGGTCATCAACTTGGACAGGGTGTCAGCGCGCTTGTTCTCGACGGCGGCAATCTTTTCATCGATCGAGACGGCCTTCAGCATCTCTTCCAGCTTGGCCATCCGCTGCTCCATCTCGACGACGGCCGGATTCGGTGCCGTGGCTTCGTCGATCATCTTGAGCAGGCGTTCTTTGTTCGGCACCTGGCTCAGCTCGATCATCACCTTGCCGAGCGGACCCGCAGCGACCTCGCCCATTTGGCTAAAGGTCTGCATCAGCTCTTCCTGCATAGTGATGGTGTCGGGGCCTTCTTCGAGGATGATGTCAACGTCAATCTCGGCAATGACGTTGCTGGCCGTGATCGCGCCGGTGTTCGGGTCGGTCTGATACTGGTTGACGCCGAGGAACTGCGGCGCCTCGTCTTGATCGGTGATGCGGATCCACCGCTCGCCGGTCCACGCCTGTTTGCAGCGGTGCCAGATCTTCCGGTACACGCGCAGCTTCCAATCCCGAAGCCGCTCGAACACCGGCGACAGCTCTGTCATGCCGCTGTCGCGCTGCGCCAGAATGGCCCGGCCCGATTGATCAGCGACGCCGCCACCCTTGCCGATCAGGCCTGGATTAGGGCCAAGGTTTTCGAGGCTCGACTGCGCTTGCGCCAGCAATTCCGCTTCGCCCTGCACTTCCTGCGACTGGTCGATAAAATCGATGTCCTCGCCCCATACGCCTTGGTAGCGCATGGCGCCGTCCGGCCGGCTGGCCTCATATTTGAATCCGTCGATGTCATCAACGGCGCCGTCGCGATAGCGCACCTGCCTGACGTTGATGCGGTGCAGCAGCTTCGACCGCCGCGCGTTAATTTCGTCCTGCATGGGGCGCATGTTGCGCACCAAGCCGTAGCGGTCCCCTTTCTCATCCACGAACGGCGACCACGCCACATAGGGGCAATCAGGGATGCCGTTCTCGTCGAGGTACGGGCTCCACATGCTGTCGAGCACAACATCGCCGCTGAATTTGCAGTAGTACCAGCCCATCCCGCCAGCCATCGGGGCAAGCGGCTTGCGCTCATACATTTCGACGAGCCGCACGCGGTTGCGCTCGAAGTCGCCCCACTGCTCGGAACGGTCTTCTTCAAGCTTCATGGTCGTAAGGCCGCCGGTGCGATCGACCATCCGGCGCAGCTCGTCCTCTTGGTCGGGATACTCGGCCACCGCGTCGTCGATATCGACCCACAAATGCATGCCCATGTATCGCGCGTCGGAGAAGTCGGGCTGCACCGAGCGCGGGTCGTAGAAGAATCGATCGACTTGGCAGGCTTTGAGCTTCGGGTCTGGGCCAGCGCGGCCGCTCTCGATCCCGACCCAGATCACGCCAATGCCCGACACCATGCCGTCGTGCGCGCCGTCTGAGGCAAGGTGCTCCCACCGAGCCACGTCGCACACAAACCGCAGACCAGCCGTCGCCACGTCGGCGCTCTGCGTGTCCTGCGGATTGCGCGGGTACGCCTTCGGGTCGCGGCGCATGCGCTGCTCGACGCCCACCAGGAAGTCGATCTTGCGCGCGATGCGGTTGTCCGTGATGACGGGCTGGCCGCGTCGGTTGAGGCGGGCAATCTCGTCATCGGTCCACTGCTTGCCGTGGTAATAGCGACGGGCCTGCTGCGCCTCGCGCAGTTCGCGTTCCTTGTTGGTCTCATACGCGCGAAACTTGCGGCGCTTCTCCGCCAGCTTGTCGTCGCCGGTCGCGCGCTGCGGCTGAACCTGCGGCTGGAGCGGATCGGGCGGGCGAAGTGCTACGGCATAGTCAGCCATTAGCAATGCATTCCTGCATGTGAGGTGTCGGCCCGGGGATGTGCGATACCAAGCGGAATGGATTTGCTCACGTCAGCGTGCGCCACGAGTCTCGGGTTTCGGGTTTGCGATAGCCGTCCGCAGTTTTCTTCACGTCCACCTTGGGCACCATCGCCGGCACCATGTCATCAAGCATGCGGCCAATCAGTCCAAAGGCGTCCACCATGTCGTCGTGCTTGCCGGCCGGGAACGTCAGCAACTCGCGGGTGAAATCAGCCATCCACGGCGCTTTGCTCGGCAGGTAGACCTTGCCCATTGACGTGCGCGCTTGGATCGAGCGCGAGCGGGTCGGCTTGTCGGAGGCGCTTGTCACTTGCTCACGGCGACAATAAACGCGCTCCTCGCGCATGCGCTTGTCGAGAAACGGCCCGATACTTTTGACGATCTGCCCTTGCTCCTCGGCCCACATCATTGGCTTGTGTGCCTTGACGAGATCGAGCCAAGCCGAGATCCACACATCCGAGGCCGTCTGGCCGCGCCAGAGGTCGAGCACATAGAGGTTGTCATCGGGATCGACGCCCACGACGATGTGCACCGTGTAATCGCCACTGCCATCGGTGACGGCGTAGTCAGACGCGCCATAGATGCGAAGCTGCGCCGGCTTCGTGTCGTACCAGCGAAACCACTCGCGCTTGAAGTAAGCGCCTTCATCGGGGGCAGGCTGCTGCTGATAAAGCGCGGACCAGTCGCGAGCGGGAAGCACGCGGCGAGTGCGCTCGAGCGCCTCCAGCGGATAGAACTCGGGCCACAGTGCTTGTCCATCGGACGTGATGGCGGGAAGCTGCAGTATTTCCCACTTATCGCCGCCCTTGGACTGCTCGGCCAGCAACCGGCCCGACAGGTCGTCCTCGTGCCAGCGGGTCTGAATGACGACGATGCGGCCACCGGGCGCAAGACGGGTGTAGGCTGTTGACGTGTACCAGTCCCACACCTTCTGGCGTTGAATCTCGCTGTCGGCTTCCTCGCGGTCTTTGACCGGATCATCAATAAGAAGAACGTCTGCGCCGCGACCAGTGATAGCCGTGCCCACGCCTGCGGCGACGTAAGCGCCCCCGTCGCTGGTGTTCCAGCGGTTCGCTGCGCGGCTGTCCTCGGCGAGCTTGGTGTCAAACAGGTTCCCGTATTCTCTCGAGGCGACGATGTTGCGGACCTGCCGCCCGAAGTCGCTGGCAATGTCGCTGTTGTAGGACGCGGCGATGACGTTGCGGTCAGGGTGACGACCCAGGAACCAAGCGGGAAAACGACGCGAAGCGAGCTCAGATTTACCGTGCCTCGGTGGCATGTTGATCATGAGCCGATCGATTTCGCCGCGCTCCACAGCTTCGAGCTTTTCGGCAATCAGCGTGTGGTGTGCGGCGGCCTGATAATTGCCAAGCGTAAACCTAGTGAACGGGATCAGCGCCTTCTTCGCATTCAGGCGCCGCAGGATCTCCCGTGCTGCCTGACTGGGCGATAGCGTAAAGCTCTGCGATGTCGAGGTCTGCAACATCCGACTTGTTCACGTTGATGTTGGTCTGTGCCGGCTTGCCCATGGAGCGATCGAGCAGGGCTTGGGCGGCAGCAAGCGCAACGCGATCGTCGGAACTGGTCATCAGCTTCGCGAGCGTGCGCATTGCGGTTTCGGCATTTTCGTCAGCAATAGCAGTTAGTTCGCGGACCTTCTTGGGGCGACCATTGGGGTTGCCGGATTGGCCTGGACGAAACGGTTTCAGGTTGGCCAAGCTGCGTTCTCTGCCGCCACTGCTACCAGTGATATCG